ATGCAGACGGAGGCGCAACGCCGAGCAAGCAGCAATTACCGCAAGAAGGTCAAGCAGCTTACCATTCGGTTTTATCCGAACAGTGATAGCGATGAAGAGATGTATGCGTGGCTGAAATCGCAGGAGAACACAACGGACTACCTCAAGAGGCTCATTTCTGCTGACATGCAAAACAGCAGATAGACGGCTTGCCAGAGTGTCATTTAACGGCAGAAAGCGGGGCACCCCTTACTAGGGTGCCCCGCTTTGAGGTTAATAGAATAGCTTTTGACCGGGATAAATCGTGTAAGGAGAGGCGATGCCATTCTTACTCGCAATGGTCTGCCACTTGACGCCGACCTTTGCGCCGATGCCGCTTAACGTGTCGCCGCTCTTGACGATGTAGACAGACTCCGCGCAGATTCCGGCGCGTTTGTTGACGATCGCCTGAACACTCTTCGCCTTTCCGCCGAGAACTTCGGCGCGAATGGGATTGACTCCGAACATGCCGCGCTCAACATCATCGGCAAGCTGCGCGCAGCTCGTTCGGTCGACATAGTTGATGAGGTCCTGTACCTCATCGTAACGGGTTCCAAGTTTGGCCTTGCGCTCATCATTCGCACCGAACTCGCCGCGCATGACTCGGGCCGCAAGTTCGAGAGCGGTCCCATCGATCGTCTGCGCGGGGGTGTCGGGCGCGTTGACCTCCGGCTTGACAGCCTCGGACGGGTTGCAGAACTTGTCCCAAGCGGCACGCGTCATATGCGCGATGTCGAGATCGAGCGGGCCGTCATAGCCGCCCGGTCTGCCGTTAGACGTGTATTGATGCAATGCGCACGTGTTCCATGCGCCGAAGCCACCTGATGGCAACCAAGGCGAGTTTTGATATCCGGTTCGCTCGGTGTTCGCATATTGTGCGACCCAGAGGGCGTGATTGGGAGCGATCGCGCTCCAATCTTCCTCGGTGCAGACCGATCGGGACATATATACGGCACAGCGTATCCCCGTAAGTTCGAAAACCCGGTCGAGAAACAGCTTTGCCTTGTCGGTTCCGATCCGACCGTACATCTCATAGTCGAGCGCCGGGAAGCCCTCAGTGAAATAGTTCTTGCAGTTCGCTACGAAATAGTTTGCCTGAGCAACCGGGTCAGACGCGTTCATGAAATGGTAGAAACCCCACTTCTTCCCCAGCTTCTTTGCGGTCTGGATGAATCCGTCGCACGTGTCATGCACGATGCTCGTTCCTTCCGTGGCCTTGCATATAACGAAGTCACAAGGAACTTTTGTAAGATCAAGACCGCGCTGGAAATCGGAAATGTCGATGCCGTTTAACGCCATGTTAAGACCTCCAAACAGAAATGAAATAACCCCAGTCAACGCACGTCATCTGCTCCAAGCTGAGCGTAACGGCGTATGGGCTGCAAGGGTCGTGGACAATTACGTTCTCTTCGTCAAATCCCGTCAGCAAGACGATGTGCCCGCCATAACTTCGCCCACCATCTTCAAGCTGCCCCTGCATCTCAGCGAAGATGAGTGAGCCGCCTTCAAGATCATCAAGGGCGCGCGCCATATCCTCGTAAATGACCGAGCTTGTGATAGTGGCATCCTGCTCATGCATCCATGAGCAGAACCCCGGCATGTAGTTCTGGCCTTCTTGCACGTAATCGTTGCCGACGGCGTTCAGCATCTCGATTGGAGTCCAATCATCGCCGGTGAAATAACTCCACGCCATCGCGGCGCACGTCAGACCGCATCCCGATGCGGAAAGCGTCTCACCGGCATAAGGAAGCCCGCCCCATCGCTCATCGGTCTGCAAGTAGATCGGAACGCTTGGGGCGGGCGCGTCGCTGATTATCGCGGCGCTTGGCTCGGTTTGGCACGGCCTTTCGGTCGGGTTGCCCGGTGCGGTGAGCACGGTGATTCCTGTGAGCAGCAGACATGAGGCCATGCCCGTGAGAAACGCCGTCAGAAGCCTGAGCCTACACATCAGCTTTCGGCTTGTCGTATGCCATCGCCTGCTTCGAGTCGCTGATTCCGGCGGTCGTCGGGTCGTTGACCACGCCGAGAATCGCGAGCACGGCGAAAAGCGCGTTTATGATCGCGGCAAGCTGCTCATTGAGCACGCCGAAATCCCATTGGTAGCCAAATGGTGCCGCGCATACCTGCACGAGCAGCAGCACGGCGGGGATGAGCGTCAACCAAAAGGTCTTGTTCTTGATTCGCGCGGTTATGTTAATCATTTCGATTCTCCTTTTCGTAAATCAGGTCAACCCTGTCGTATATGTGATTGACCTTGCTTGCCATGTCGTGCGAATGGGCGCGGGACTCCTTGATCTCGCTGTGAAGGGCGTCGTTTGAAGCCCTCAGCGATTCGACGGTAGCCTGAAGGCTCTCTGAGATGTTGTTGCTGCGCTCCATCTGCGCGGCGATGCGGCCCTCCATGACGGATCTCTCGCGGTCGCGCTTGGCCCTTTCGTTAAGCTCGTCGCGCTTGCGCGCCTCGCGCTGTGATTCAAGCTCGGCCTGCCGCTCGTCGCGCTTCGATTCAAGCTCTGCCTTTCGCTCGTTGTTTCGCCTGAACTCATCAAGAAGCAGTTTGGCGAAGATTCCCAATCCGACGGTCACGACCGTCATGAGGAACCATTCGGGGCCGAAGGCGGCGGCGTGGCTCACTATGCTCTCGCCCATCTTCTAGCCCTCCGAGACCTCACGCCAAACTGTCTCTGTGCCGACGGCACCCGGTTCCCAGACGTTGTTCGCGACGAGTGATTCCCAGACCTTGCCCCTGTGCTTCACGCGAGCGCCGAGTGGGTACGGGTTCGTCGATTCCGGTTGCCGCCATGCCGGGACATCCTCGCTCGGCGTGTCCGACGTGCCGTGATCGAGAACCCGTGCCCAGAGACTCGGTGCCTTGTCGGGAGACCAGTCTGGTTGCGAAGTGTGCGCCTGGAGGCAGACGTACAGCACGTCGTTGTGGCTCACGCGCTCGCCTTCGGCGTATTTGTGCCCGTTGCCGTCCCACAGGGTGAACAGCGCCGCGCTCTTGGATGCCACGTCGCTCGACAGCGACGGAGCCATGCCGTCAAAGATGGCGATGATCGCGCGAACCTTCGCCTCCTCTTGTTCGGTCAGTGCCATACTTTCTCCTTTCCTTGAAAACAAAAGCCCCCGCGATGAATTGCGGGGGCTGGATGCCCGTCTATGCGCTTTCCATCATCCGAAAAGCTCCTTGTATAGCGCGTCCATGCGCAGGACCGTGTCGTGCGCATCGAGCCGCTTCATGCCGCCGCGCCACGATTGATAGGATTGGTTTACCTGCTCCTTGGTCATCATGCCGCAACCGACGAGCGCCGCCTGCTTCTTGAGCTTCCTGCGCTGCCTCGTGATGGAGCTTCGGCATGGCCTCACGACCACCTTGCCGCCGTCGCCGAAATAGAACCTCTTCTTGAGGAAGACGAAGCCGCGAGACAGCTTCACGATCCTCGTCTTCTTCCGGTTGATGACAATCCCGAGTTCGTCGCATAGCGATTCGATTCTTTTGAGCGCGTCATATAGAACGCTTTTCTCAAGCGCGATGCAATAGCTGTCATCCATGTAGCGACCGCTTGCGAGGATTCCGGGAGTGGACAGCATGAGGTGGTCGATTGGGGACGGCAGGGCGACCGCGAGCACTTGGTTTGGCTCGCTGCCGAGACCGAGACCGCGAGTCCCGTGCGCGTCAATCTGGTCGAATACGACCGCTTTAACCAGATCGTCGTCAAGTGCCCGGTCGATGAGGCGCTTGCAAGCTTCGTGGTCGATGTTGCCGAAGTAGTTCGCGAAGTCGATCTGAAGGATGTATCCGCGCTCACCGTGCCTCTTGTGATGGTTTACAAGTTGGCGCTTTAGGCGCTTGATGGCATATTCAGTGCCGCGCCCCTTTATGTTCGCGGCGCACCCTTCGGTCAGCGTGGGCCATATCGCAGGTGCCAACGCGTGTCTGCTGATAGATTTCTGTATGACCCGCTCTGAGAAATGGACAGAGCATATGTGCCTGAGCTTTCCGCGCTCGAATATGTCGAACTCGATGAATCCGCGCTTGAAGTCCTTGCCGGATAGGAGGTCTCTTCGTGCGCGCATGATGTTCGGCACGACCCTCAGCATGTACCTCTGGACGCTCGATTTCCAACTAACACCACGTGAGGCGTCGATCGCCGACTGGTATAGGTTGTCGAGATCTGCGATGGATTCGAGCGTGCACCCCTCTATCCGCGCCGAGCGATTTGCGGCTCTTTTGCTGTCGCGCCGTGCCCGGCGCGCCACTCGGCGCTCATCAGAGTTCATGGGAGGCACCCCGAACGGCTTCATGCGGCACCCGCAAGCCGCTTGACGGATGACCATGAAGCGCGGGCAGGTGCCAAATCCCGCGCCATGCAAGAAGCGAACGGCAACCGTCTCGGGGTGCAAATTTACGGGCACGCGCCCGATGGTTGCCCCTTCCTTCCTCAAATGCACGGCGCTCAGAGCTGCGGTCTGCGCGGTCTGGCAGGTCTTGGGAATCACGGGAACGGGCGAACCCAGTCATTCGTCGCGGCGTTGTTGTTGGCATTGCCGTTGTTGTTGACATAGCACACGTTGGAGGACGAGCCGCCCATGACGGAGCGGAGCCACCAATTGACGCGAAGATTTCCAAGGGGCAACACTTATCCATTTTACCCCTTTCCTATCAGCTTCACGCCAGACCGAGCGCCCTTGATGAGCTTTATGTCATCATCGACGTTCTGGATAAGAGTCTCGAACCACGACAGGCTTATGTTCGAGTTGAGAGACTTCAGACATTGCAGGTCTTGAAGCAGTTGGTTGCAGTCGGCGATCGCGAGCGTCATGAACCGCTTGCGCTCCTCGACGTTGCGCGCGGTGTTCGGGTAGAACGCATCCGCCTTTACGAGATTCATGACCAAGCTTCTGGCCGTCTCGGCCATAGGGACGGCGAAGACGAACCTGTATGACTTCGGCAGCTGCTTCGTTGTCACCTTTTTGGTGATCTCGGCCCTTATCTCCAATGCGAGCGCGAAATACTTTTGGGCGCTCAGATGTCTGTTCCGGGCATATACACCACTCAAACGACCATCTCCTTGCTAAGCCGTCTCGACCTGATGGCGCATGCGCAAGGCATGCGCCGGTTCAGTGTTGCGTACGGCTGATAAATCAGCCTACGAGGAAGCACGGGAACGGGCGAACCCAGTCATACGCCGCGGCGCCGCTGCTGGCAGTGCCGCAGCTGCCGACATAGCACACGCTGGAGGACGAGCCGCCCATGACGGAGCGGAGCCACCAAAGGACGCGAGTTCCCAAGATTCGAGATGCCGTGTCTTCGAAAATCGGGAAATGGCAATCGAATCCGATGCTGTAACCCGTCTTGCTCCATGCTTGGAACCCGTAGACCTCGATTTCGGAAAGAGACCACACCTTCCCCAGATCGACCCAAGACCAACCGCTGTCATCGGTGAGCTTCCCGCTCGACGCGTAGCGCTCATTGAGCAGGACGCGTTGCGGCATGATGGCGGCTTGACACTCGGTCGGGAGGGACGGCAGGAAATCGCCGATCTCCCACTCATGCAGCTTCGAGCACAGATACGGGTGCTTCTCATCTGCGGTGCCGTTGTTGTCGTTCGTGTCGCGCCACTTGATATAAGATCCGTTCACGGCCTTGTCGCCGGTGACGGACACAGGGGCGGACGGGACCATCGCTATATGGTGGCCCTTCGCCGTGTCCCCGCACTGGTAATACGGGTCGATGGCCGCGATGCGGTACCTGACGGTCTGGGAGGGGACGTTTGCACCGGCCTTCAGCTGCACGTCGATGTAATCGCCGATGCGAAGCCCCGTGAAGTTGGCTGCCTTCACCCGCTTTTGGAGCCACGTCCAGACGTTTGCGCTGCCGATCTCGGCGGCGAAGACCGACACGATGGAGCGCCCCTTATAGGTTCCGGTCAATTGCTGTCGGTCGTATTCCTGAGCGGTGGTCGCGGCGTTTGCCGTGTTCCGTGCGGTGACGTCCTTGACGTTGCGCGGCGCGCCGTTGAATGTGAGGACTGAGACATCTGCCATGTTGGTTCTCCTTAATTTAGGGTCGCGGTTTCACCGGAAACGCCCGACTGCGCGAGCGCAAGCGTCTCACCGCTGTAAGAGGTCACGCGGGTCGGCGGGACGTATGCCGTCTCACCGATCAGGACGTACTTGTCCTGAAGTTCCGCGACCGCAGAGGCGAGGATTTCGTTGGCCTTCCTCAGTTCCTCGACCTCCGCGTCGCTCGGCGGCTTGATCGATGCGATGCTGTTTGCGATGTTCAGTGCGTTCTGCGCAGCCGCCGTCGCATCGTCAGCGGCACCGTTCGCACGCGCGGCGGCTGCGTTCGCGTTGCTCGCCGCCGTGTCAGCAGCCGTCTTCGCGGTGTTTGCGCTCGCCGTCGCCTTATCGGCGTTCGCCTTAGCGGTGTTTGCCGCCGATGCCGCGTTGTTCGCAGCCGTGGTCGCCTTGTCGGCGTTCGCCTTTGCCGTGTTGGCGGCGGATGCGGCGCTGTTCGCGGCTTCTGCTGCCTGCTGCGCGGCGGTGGCCTTTCCGTTGGCGTTGCTCGCCGCCGTGTTCGCCGCGTTCGCGGCAGAGTTGGCGGCTGATGCGGCGGAATTTGCCTTGTTGACCGCCGCGTTCCCTCGGTCGATGAGGTCTTGAACGGCGTCATCCCAGCTTTGCGCTGGCTTCTGACCGTCCAGAGCGCTGCGCAGGATTTCAATTGCGAAGCGCTCTGTCGAATAGGTCTTGCCGCTCTTCGTGATCGTGAAATAGGCTTCGTCGGTGTAGCCGGGAACGCTGCAAAGCTTCGACTCGTCAACCGTGATCGTTACGGCGTTGCCACTCACTGAGCACTGACCGCGATAGTAGTTCCGCTTATTAGGCAAAAGCACGACAAGCCATGCCGTAGCGCCGGAAAGCTCGAACTCAGCGCCGTTGTCGTAGATAAGCGCCTTGATCGTGGTTCCGCCATCGTCGCCCTGACCAACCTTGACGCAGGTTCCCGTTCCCTCCTTCGAGATATCGAGTTCGAGCGTCCGCGTGTTGCTCATTGCGCGCCTCCTTCCTCGCTATCGAGATAGGCAAGCTTCCTGAGCGCTTCCAGCGCTTCGCTGAAGCTCATAGCGCTTCGCGCCTTGCTCGAAACCGGCTGAACGTCGGCGTTCGATGCCACGGCTGGCACGCTTGCCGCAAGCGCGTCGAACACGTCGACTACCGCTTTAAACCTGTCATCGACATACAACGGCTGAACGAAAGTAAAGTGCTCATCTCGGTTTTCCGGCTCTCTCACGTCGGAAGCGGGGACGATTGAACGTGTTCCCTGATCGTCTACCGCTATGAACACTATTCCGCTTTCGTCAGCTCTTTTTATAAGCTCAGCGTCGTACTCAGTAAGCACGGCTTCAGAGTTCGATATCGGGTCATGAGCTAGATAATAGAGAATTGCCATTAGATACCTCCTAATCGAAGCTACACGTCGTACACAAACCGTTGATGAAGTTGATAGATCGCCATGAATTAGTCCATCCAACGGTTCCATTGCCGTTGTCGTGAATCTCGCTGACGTAGTGAAGCCTATGGTTACCCGTATGGCATATAGTCGCTGTGGTGCTCTCGTTGCTTGAAGCTGCTGTCGAAATCTGCGGCGAGCTGATGCGAACTGTCCCCTCTGCCGTCATCTGTATGCCTCGATACTTGATTGACGGGTTGTCGATGTTGTACGAATGGGCTGAGAAGTCTATACATCCGATTTGGGTACCGTTCTCAAGACCTCGAATCTCGCCGTTTATGAGGCGAAGCAGGTTCGATGCCGAACCGCACTCGAACGTCCCGTTAGCTCTGATGTTGTTTGCGGTCATGTAGTTTGTTGTGAGCTTGCCGGTGCTGAGGTTCCACGTGTTGCGCCCAATACGGTCGCTGATGATACCCGTTTCAATGTAGCTGGCGTTGATGTAGAGCAGCCCGCCGCTCAGGTAGATTCCCTGAGTTTGCCCGTTGTTCGTCAGGCGGTTGAACACCTCTCGCTGGTCTAGGTCTTCGTCTAGATCGTCGGTAGATTGATTGCCAGACGTTAGGGCGCGCGCCAGCACGGGCGTTGTGTACGTCTTCGTGCCGTCAGACCACGTTATTTCGCTCCGCGTCCAGTAGTAGCGACCGCTCACCCACGTTGGCTGGTAGTAGTACCAGTTGCCGCCGGTCTGCGCGGTGCTGCTCGTGCTCAGATAGTATTGCTCGCACACCTGAGAAACGCCGATGCCGTCATTGTCCGCCATGCGGTGCGCCGTGGTGTATTCGGTGTTGCCATCTGCGAGCGTGAGCTTTAGGCGCGTCCATAGGTACTGGCCTTGCTTCCAGTTCGCGTATGTTGTCCATGTGGTCGGTACCGTCGATGAACTGGTGGAGTTGCCATATTGCACATCGACCGCCACGACAGAGCTTCCAACATCTCCGTCCCCAACCGAAGCGTCGGCGGAAAGCGAGAACTCGCCGGTGGTCAAGTCCCAGAAGTTCTTACCGGCCTTGTCGGTGATGATTCCAGCCTTCAGCAGGTCAGCGTCAAGAACGCCGGTGTCCATGTAGGTTGCGTTGATATATACCTTGCCGTCTTTGAGGTACACGCCCTGCGTCTCACCGTTGTTGGTGAGACGGTCAAAGATGCTCTTCTGCCCCAACGCTTCATCGAGCGCGTCAACGTACTTCTTTGCCTGATCTTTAGCGTCGGTGCCCGCCGAAGATGCCTGCTCTGCGGCGTACTTCTTAGCTTCCTCTAGCCGCTTCGCGTCCGCTTCCTCAGCGGCCTTGACAGCGTTTTGCTGCGCGCCGCTCGCCGCCGTGTCGGCGATTGATTGAACAGTGTCGCCGCCTACGGTCGCCGTGGCTGAAAGCGAGAACTCGCCGGTGGTCAAGTCCCAGAAGTTCTTACCTTTCTCGTCGGTGAGAAGACCGGCGCGCACGCGGTCTGCTCGCATCGTACCGGCGTTGATGAGGTCTGCGGTCACCATGCCGCCGGTTAAGAAAGTCTTCCAGTCCCACTGTCCGTCTGAGGTAAGGCCGGATGCAAGGCGAAGACCCATGCCGTTAAGGTTGACAGCCCACATGCCAGACGTGTTGCGCAGCGGTAGGCCGTTCAGCGCGTCTATGGGAACGTTGCTGTAGATCGTGCCCAGCTCGAACGTCTCCACCCTGTACGTGCCAACCGCGTTGAACTGAGCGTTGAGCGCCGCTTGCAGCTGTTGGAGCCACGAAACGGACGTGCCAGCCGCCGCGTCGTAGAGCGCGTTTTGCTGGCTGTTCCCCTTCAGAGCGTTGCTCACGCTCTGCCACATGTCTGCCATCGTGTCGGTGAGCGTCCCGAACGTGACCGTAGCGTCGCCGGTGAGCAAGTCGCGCTCAATCTGAGACACGCGGCCATGGAGCCGCACGCCCTCTTCGGAGAATCCCTTGTCGATGATCGCAACGTCATCGCCAACGCCCACGCCCTCCCACGAACGCCCGAACGCGTATAGGTCGATAACCGAAGCGGTGTAGGTAACTTTAGGCTCCTTCACCTGCTTCAGGTAGTCTTTCGTTTCCTGCAAGAGCTGCGCCGCGTCCTCGCACTGCTCGTTCACGTATGAGGCCACGGCGGGCAGAATGCCGCCCTCTCCGTCGGGGTGCCCCCAAATCTCGGTGGCTTCGGCATCCTCAACGTAGTCCTTGCCGCCGTTTATGTCGCCGAAGGTAAGGCGGCGACCGTAGCCGCCGCCCTCCGTCTTAACGCCCTTTCCATATCCGTAGACGCGCGTTTTCGGGTTGTCGCTCGCCATTGAGCGCTTGACCGAAACGAGGTCTTTAGTCCACGTGAAGCGCTTTGCGCTGCTCTGGTTCCCGCGAAGGGCGCGAATGTTCACGCGGCGCGCGACGATGCCAGCGCCGTTGTGAACGATGGTCGTTTCAAGCTCGCCGCCCCACGTTTCCAGCAGCTCGGCTATGCCCTCGCGCACGCTGATGTGGTATAAGGTGCGCGAAGCGGTTCCGCCCTGATCGCACGTGCCAACCTCCCAGCGCGTGTCTGCGAGAATGGATGTGAGGGCTACCGACACGCTGCCCGAAGGCCGCTTATCGTCCAGCCAGTCATCCCACGTCTCGTTGATGGAGTTGATGCACGTTGCCTGCGTCTCAGGCGCGCCGTCATCGTCGTGTACCCTGTCGATGGTATCAACGATGTGTTCGTGGCAAACGCCCTGAAGGTCAATCCAGACTACGCGGTCGCCCTTCACGAGGTCTTCGGCGCACGTGATGTTGAGTTCGTCGGTTCCGTCCAGCGCGTCGGTGTGCGTCGCGGCGCTCACCGTGAGCCGCCCCAGATTGTCACCCCAACGGCTGAAACGGGTGAAGCCTATGCGTCTAATTAAAGCCATCGTTCCACCCACTCTAGTACCGCCGTGCCACTGGTGATGTTCAGGTGGCACCGCCCGTTGATTTCAAAGTAATCCGAATCAATCGTTACCGGCGCGGTCTGGTTGTTGACTGTCGCGTGTTCGGTCGCCATGTCAAAACGTATGGTGCTCGAAGACGTGAGCGGCGTGTTGACAGCCACGAACTCGCCGGTATCGACGTTCGTAATCCGCCACGAGCTGCCCGCCGCTGGTTTCGCCGTCACCTTCAGATGCGCTGGTCGGTTGCCGCCAGCGTTGACGTAGACGTTGCCCGCCGAAACCTCCATGCGGCGGCGCTGTCCGTAATAGTCGGGGTCGCCGATATGGAAAGTCACGGTTGTAGTCGGGCAATCGTCGGTGATCTCGTCTAGGTCGGTGCTGCCGCTCACGATTGCGAGCAGGTAGCGCGTCGGGTCATCGGGAAGGTAGAGCGGCGCGGGTTCGTCCGTCCAGAGAGCCGCCGCGAGCTTGTGCCGCATTTCCGCGACCTCGCGGCGGTCTTCAGTCCTAAGCCAAATCTCAACGGGAAGGTCGTAGCCGCCACGGTAGGCGCTCTTGAAGACCTCGCCATGCCGCCCCGGCACGCTCTCAAACGTCGCGTTGACGGTCGCCATGACGGGGCGGCGCACCTTGCAGTAAACCAGCTTCGATAGGTCGGTGCCGTTAAAGATGATTCGGTCGTGCTGGTTCCTAGTCCGTCTAAGTTGCAACCGGAACACCCCTTTGCTTCAGCTTGCTTGCGATGCCAGCGCCGATCTGCTGGCCGGTCTCATACGCGTCAACGCCGTTCGCCACGGTCGCGTTGACCGCAACCGAAACGCTAACCGGCTGGCTCGGTGCGGATGGGAACCTGTCGAACGCCTTGTTCACCGCCGTCTCGATGAATCCCTTGAGCTGGCGTTCCGGTGCGACGAACTCGCCACCGGCCTCGCCTACGCCGATGATCGACGGGTTGTCGAAATAGCCGCCGGTCTTGTACCAGTTGACGCTCACGCTCGGCAGGCTGATGGGTCCGAAGTCGTTCCAACTCACGCTGAAATGGGGCATCTTCGGTTTCGGGATGCTGATTCGGATCCCGTTGAAGGCGCTCATGATTTTTCCGGGAATTCCGGATATTGCGTTCCAAGCGCTTTGGACGGGGTTTTGGATGAAACCCTTGATCTGATCGAAGATGTTACTCACCTTGGAGCCGAGACCGGGGAACCCGAGCTTTTCGCCGATGCGGTCCGCTATCTCGATCGTCTTGCTTCGCGCCGCGTCCATCTTGCTTTGGATGTTTGCCTTGATGAGGTCGAACGCGCTCGCGGCATGGGTGCTCGCGCCCTGCCAATCGCCGTTCATGGCGGCTTGCAGCGCGTTCGACGCTGCGGAACCGACGCGTTTTCCCGTCTCCATGTCGCTTTGGATGGTCGATTTGATGCCGCTGAACGCGTTGGAGGTGTTCGTCTTCAGGTTGTTCCACGCATCCGAAGCCCCGTTCTTCAGGTTCTCCCAAGCGGTCCCCGCCGCCTCCTTCGCCTCGTTCGCCTTGCTCGAAATGGTCTCCTTCACGTTGTTCCACGCGTCCGAAGCGCCCTGCTTAAGGCTCTCCCACTTCTCGCCGACACCGCTGACGAAATCGCCGACACCGGTGCTCACCTGCTCCCATACGCCGCTCCAAAACTCAGGCACACCGGCGAAGAAGTCCTGAACACCCTGCCATTTCTCTGAGATCCATCCCGTGAAATCCGACCACATCTGCTTGCCGGTCTCGGTCTGCGTGAAGAACCACGTGAGTCCGGCCACTGCGGCGCTCACCGCCGCGACACCTAGGCCGATCGGATGGGCAGCGATGAGGCCGGTGAATCCGGTCCATCCGCTGGACAGGCTTCCGACAAGCATGCCGCCGAGTTCGCCGCCCTTCGTGACGATGCCGCCGAGCCCGCTCTTGATCGTGCCGAGAAAGCCGACGTCGCCCATGACGGATTTGGCGCCGCCCCAAAGCTCACCGGCGGTCTGGAACGCCCTGCCGACACCGTCGGCGGCCTCCATCGTCTTTCCGACCGCGCTTGTCACGCCGCCGAAGGCGACAGCGCTGAGCGCGAGGTTGTTCACAAGCTCCTGTTGCTCAGGAGACAGGGACTTGTACCACCCCGTCACGCTTTCCAACGCGGGCGCGAGCGTGTTGAGAAGGCTCGTTCCGATCTCCGTCACGGCCGTCTTGACGGGTATGGCAGCCTCGCCAAGCTCCTGCATGCTCTTGTTCATCTCGTTTTGGGCGTCGCGGGATTCAAGGAGATCCTTGTTCGTCTCCTGATACTGCTTTCCGGCCTCGCCATAAAGGCCGGTAAGCGTCTCCGTGATGAGCTGCGAACGCTCCTGCTCGCTTCCGCATGCGGCGAGCGCCGCATTGAACGCGTCCTCCTTGGTCTGTCCGTCGGCGACGGCCGCATTGAAGGCGTCCTGAGCGGCAGAGTGGCCGGAGAGCGCGGCGCTCCATTGCTCCGCCGATGCCGTTGACCAGTTGAGAGCGTCGGCCAAACCGCCCGTGACGGTGCCGGTGTGCGCCGTCTCCTGCGCCGCCTCGGCGAGATTTTCGAGCGGCAGCGCGTCGCCGAACGTGGCATACGCACCGGCGGCGATGTCGGTCCACTGCTTCAGCTCCTGCTCGTTCGTCGTGAGGCGGGCGAGATTCTGAGACGCCTCTGTCGCGGTGTCCGATTCACCCAGAATGCGGTAGAACATCGAGTACGTTCCCGAAGCCTGCTCGGCAGTGCCACCGGCGCTCTTCCAAGCCGTTTCGAGCTGACCGCTCTGCTGGATGGCCTCCTCTTGGCTCGCAGCCAGACCGGTCAGAGCGCCCGCCGCGCCGACGATTCCTCCGGACAGCGCGGTTCCCGCGCCCGACATCTTGGAACCGGCGCTTGAGAGCTTGTCGGCGTTGTCCTCGATCGCTCGACCGACCTTGCCGAGCGCCGTCTTGGAGCCCTCCGCCTCGCGGCTCGTCGCCTTGAGCTCATCGCCGTAGCTCTCAAGCTGCCGCTCGCACTGCATGATGGCGCGCTTGAGGCTGTCGTACTGACGCTCTTCCTCCGCCGTGAGCTTAGCGCCGCTTTGCTTCTTGCTTTCGAGCTGAGCGAGAGCCTGCTTGTAGGCGTCGAGCTTCTTTTCCGTGTCTGCGTAGGCGGCGCTCAGCGCCTTAACCTTCTGCTCAAGCAGCTCGGTGTTGCCGGGGTCGAACTTGAGCGCCCTGTTGATGTCCTTCAGGTCGCTTTGCGTCTCTTTCGAAGCCTTCTGCACCTGCTTCAAAGCTCCCTGAAGCTCGGTCGTGTCGCCGCCGAACTTGATTACGAGACCCTTATAGGTAACCGCCACGTCATCACCTTCTTAGATTGTCAAAGACCATGAACGCTTGAAGCAACGCGCCCTCTCGGGTGCGCTGCCGTCAAACGCTCGCAATCAAGACCAGAAACGCGCTTCCGCCAATCTCGCCTTTTCGTCATCGTCGTAATATGCCGCCGCGTCCGCGTAGAACGCGTTGATCTCAAGAACGTCCTGCACTTGCGTGTAGCTGAGTTTTTGCAGATCGGATACGGTCAGGCCGCATTGCTGACAGCTGTATATGTAACGCGCGTCGCAAGCGTCCGAAAGGTTACTCGGGAGCTTCGGCAGCGGCCTTTTCGGCGGCCTCGGCTTCCACTCCATCTTTTGCCGAAGGAAAAAAGTTGTCCTCTACGATTCGCATCACGTCGGTTGCCCAGCCGTCCTTGCGCTCCAAGTTGAACGCGCTTGATGGGAGCGCGGAGACCCATTCGTCAAACGTCTTCGAAAACGTCGGCTCGGCCGTCTTGATGCACGCGTAGAGGATTTCGAGCAGTGGCGTTACGGCCGGGACCCCATAAGTCGTGATGGAGTCCGCGATTCGTGACACGGCCTCTGCGATGTCTCGCGGGCGCTTACGGCCATTCTCCGCCACTTCTTTGAACGCGCGAGAAAAGGCGATCGGGGTAAAACCGTTGAACTCCGCCTTATACGCCTTTTCGCCGATTCGAATATCCATTACACTCCCTCGACGGCTTCGGGCTCGGAAAGCCCATCGGTCTTGACAGCCTCGAAGAACGTGGCGTAATCGGGTAGGTCGGAATAGGAGTCGTAACCGCTCGTGCGCTTGAGCTCGTCATCGCCGACAGCGAGGTTGACGGGTCGCCACGTGAACGGGAACTCCAGGGTCGTGATCTCCGGAGAGTCCTGATTCGTGTTCGCCTCGGCCTTCGGCTTGCTCATCTCGCACATGAGGAGGCAGCGGCGCTTGCCCGTGACGTGGCCGGGCTGCTCGCACATGAACGCGAACTTCTTAGGCTTCTTGTTCGCGGTCAGGCTCATGCGACCGTCATTTGTGACCGTGTAACCGGTCAGGTCGGCGAGAAGTCGGCGAAGCTCCTTGGTGCTCTCGACGTCGAAGAACGACATGGTACCGCTGCCGCCGTTGTCCTGAGTCTTATCGATCCACGGTTCGTTGTCAGCATAGCTCGTGGAGCTCTCGACGGAGGGCTCCATGCTGATTCCTACGGTGCCGGGAACGTGCACCGGCTTGTCATAGGTCAACTTTTCCTCGTCGGTGCAGATCGCGAAATGCGAGTTCTTCACACCGAAATAGCCATTTTTTGGCATGGCGATTCCTTTCTATTCGATCGCGTTCACGGTGAACGCAGCCTCGACCAACTTTTCAGATTCGATGCTCGTCACCGTGAGCGTGTACGGGCAATCCGCCGCATCGAGCGCGTCGCGAATCACTCTCTCTCGCCCGTAGTCGCGAGCCTTCGTGTAAAGCGCGATGTCATATGGCATCCAAGACGCATAGGCGCGATTGTCGGCGTAGACCGATTCCCCGTACCCGGCGACGAGGACGATGTACGGCGGGGCCGGTTCGCTCGCAACGCCGAACGTCTGGTTCGACCATGGGATTCCGATGGAGTCGAGCATGGCGCATAAGTCCTTGAGATGAATCAACGCCCATCACCGCCCATCTGCGCGAACTCGGCGGCGACCTGATCAGCGACCTCGCGGATAACCCCGTCTCCGGGAACCTTGCCGTAGGTCTTTCCCGTCTGGTTCTTGATCTTGTGCCCGTTCTCAAGAAGGTGCGTGAGCTGATAGACGCGGTTGTGCACCGTGCATTCCGCACCGGTCTCATCCGTTGTCACAGTCGCCTTCCAGCCCTTCTTGTAGGCACCCGTGCGCTCGGCGCTCTTTTGCCTCAAGAGCTTCACGGCTCGCTTCCCAGCCTGCGCCGAGTTGTCCGCGACAGCCGCCGCGTTGTCCTCGACGCACTCCTTGAAGCAGCTCGTAATGAAACGCTCGATGTTCATCTCAGCCACGGTCGCCCACCGCCTCAACGAGTGTCAGGCGCACGAAATCCGCGCTTGAGCGGTCGACGCGCTCGACGCCGAGCCTGCGCCCCTCGAACTCGACAAGCCGCTCACCGCGATAAGCCGCCTTGCGCACCTGCAAGACGGCTTCCGGGTGAACACCGGCGGTGGCTGCGGCGTAATAGGCGGAATCGCTGACGGTGAAGACGTTGCACGCGACCCTGCGCGGGACCTCACTGACCGACTCCACGCCGTACTCGTCCCGCACGACGCTCTGGGCAATCAGGGAGCAGCTTGCCGCCCACATGCTCATGACGCACCGCCTCCGTATTCGGATGCTCCGCGCATGAGCGTCACGAGTTCTTCGAACGTATGCGCGTACCTGTCGGCGTCAGGGTTGTCCATGCCGAAATTCGCCTTGCAGAAGACCTTGACCGCTAGGCGCACGGTGCCGTCCGAATCGTCCTTCGCCTTCTCGGGCGAGACGCCGCCCGCGCGCATAGATGCGCGGGCGGCGGCAATGAGGTCGGCTATCTCATCGTCGTAATCATCGACGTAGGCGGGGATTCTCAGCGCGTCACGGCATGCGTCCAGCATCGATTCCTTTTCCGCCATAGGCAATCACTCCCTAGCCGACACTACCAACGGTGAGCTGCGCGAAGCTCTCGGGAACGGCGAGACCGCCGTCATAGAGCATGTAACCGTTGATCGCGGTGTTCCAGCTGCCGTCGGGAAGCGTGACGGCCTCGACAATGGGGCCGTCGAACAGGTTGGAGTTGAAGAGGTCGGGGTAGCCGAGCATGATGACGCCATCGGCGAGGTTGTCCTCGAGCTTTACGGTGCATCCGAAGATGCGGCCCTTCACGGTCGGGTCCTCGTCCTTCTCATCCACGAAGTAGGAGCGCTTGGTCGCGTCCTCGATCGCCGCGATCTGGTTCCAGATGGTGCTCTGGTTGGCGTAGATGCGCACGCCCTTCGCGGCGGGGTTGCCGTAAGTCTTGAGCAGGCTGAGAGCCTTCATCATGTCGGCCTTGGTGAGCGTTCCGGCCTTAGCCACGTTGATCTTGTTTCCAGCGGCCATGCCGAGCGTGCCGTCAACGAGCTTCGCGAGGACGATCTTGTCACCGGCGACACCGCAACGCGCGCTGACCTCACGGTTGATGTAGGTACGGAAGCTGTCGAGGCTCTGGACCATCATCTTTCGCGAGATCTTGACGGTCTTCTTGATCTCATCGCCAGTGAGGGTGATGCGCTCGAACTCGTTTTGCTCCTCATTGGTCGGTGCCGCCCCCTCGGCGGTCTTTTCGGCGTCGCCCTTGGTGATCGCCTTGTGTCGGACAAGCTCGTACTGGCCGGGAATGGTGTCTCGGGTCACGTCGCCGAAGAGCGGCGTGCTGTTGTCGATGAGGGAAATGATCTCGTTCTTTAGCTCGACGGGGACAACCGCACTGGTGTTGCCGGTGGTCACGGTGAACGCCGCGCGCTCGTTCATGGCGGTGAGCGCGTCGCGCTCAACGTTGGTGAGTTCGTTACCGTCGGTGATGCGGATGCCCGCGCCCGTCGCGAGGTTCTTCAGGAAGCCGCGCGTCTCGGCTGCGGCGTAGTCGGTCGTGTCGTACACGGCTCCACGTGCATGGGCGGCGTTGGTCTGGATGTGATCGACCTGTCGAGCGGTGCCGCTCTCGATGGCGGAGCGCGCCGCCGCGATGCGTGCGGTGCGGATCTCGCGCGCCGCCGCATCGGCGGCGTTGCGCTTCTCGATCTCGGCGGTGAGCTGAGACATGCGCTCGGCGTCCTGCTCTGCCTGCTCCTCGGTCACGCCCTCGGGCGTGCCGTCCTTGTACTTGTCGATGAGCGCCTGAAGCTCTTTCAACATCTCGTCCATGTTCTAAACCTTTCTGCTCTTGGCGATTGCCAGTGTTGCCCGCGCGATCGCGAGGGCGCGATTACGGCGCGCAAGCTCCTTGCGCGACTGCTCAATCTCTCCGTCGAGCAGGTTCCTTGCTGAAATCTCCGTGTTCGGGTCTGCCGGTAGGCTGACGGCCGAAACGTCGAAAACCTTCTTTACGCGCGTGATCGTCGTGGTGTGCGTCTCGCGGTCGTACTCGTCGGCAGCGACCGTGAAAGCCCAAGACATGCGCGTGATGAGGCCGGATTGAATCTCTTCATAGAGGTCGCGAGCGGCCTGAGATCGCGACAGGTCCGCCGCGATGAATAGACCGTGCTCGTCCGGCTCCACGATGAGCGTTCCGTTGCTGATCCGCGCGAACACCTTGCCGGTGTGGTCGAACTGCATGATTACGTCCGACATGTCCGCATCGCGGAACGCGTCCGGACTGATCACCTCGGTGTATTCGAAACCGTCGTAGTCCTCGAACAACACGTAAGGGTCGTTGAACGTCGAGGCGTAGCCCTCGACGTAGAACTCGCTGTCGATGCGCTTCTCCGCGCTGACATCGTCCGGCTCAGCGCGCGCGACCAGCGGCACGGATAGGGAGCGGTATTGCCGCTCATTCGGCTTCGCTGGCATCTTCATCCTCCTTGTATGTCGATGTCGGTTCACTCGCCGCGATGGCGGCTATGTTCGCGTTCTTCGCGGCGGCATCAGCCGCCTGCTCTGACGTGTGCTCGCTGATGAGGTCGAGGTCGATGTACTCGCCACGGATGACATGGCGCTCCCCGCCGTCGTAATGCGCGGATTGGAACACGTCCGCGACCTGATTGCCGCACCAGATGCCACGGTCGAATAGGGCGACCGAGACGTTGAGCTTGGTCGTGTTGCTCGCGAACTCAAGGCGGTTCGCGCTGAACATGATCTCGTTGCCGTGCGCAATCTCATTCGGCGTGAAGGTCATGCCGGTCATCACGAACCCGAGCTGGACCGCGAACGGCTCGATGCGCCCCTCGTAATACGAGTTGAACGTGTCCTCGTCGGCGCGGTTCATAACGATTTCCTCGTTGCTCCCGAAGAATCGATAGGCGCTCTTTTCTATGCGCTCCATCTGCTCGGCATCGACCGTGTAGCTTTTCGGCGTGATCTGCTGCACATCGCTGAACAGCTTGTCATAAACCGCAATGCCACCGGCGTTGTCAACGGAGAGCTGGGAATTGAAGCTCTTGCGCGCCGCTTCCGAGTCCTTCTCATTGCGGTTTTGGCTAAGCTTGCCGATGAAGCGGATTGCGGCACCCTGCCTGATGGCAGTCTGCTCGGCCTCGGCCTGCGCGTGCATCAGCTCAAGCGTCGGCTGAAGCACGTTCGTCCCGTCTCCGAAGAGGTCGGACTGGTACTGGTGCCTCGTCATCACGCCGACACGCGACCACTCGACAAGCGCGGTGTCACCCGTGGGGAATCTCAGGTAAAGCCAAAGCTCGCCATCGACGTCATACGCCTCGCACTGGGATGGCAAGACCGGGTAATAACCGGTCACGTCACCGCCGTCTCCCATCGGAACGATGAGCGCCGTGTCGTTGACTTGCAGCATCGTCCACACGCGCTTTATGAATTGCGGCGTTGTCATCCACGGGTTTGGCGCATGCATGAGCGCACGGGCGGCATGCGGTTGCGCGCTGCCGGAAACCTCCGGCTTGAGCTTGCTCGCGTGGTCCGCGCCGCTCTCGATGATGCTGCGCGTCAACTCCGCCTCGTACAGACCGCCCTGCCACGTGGTGAAACTCGGCGCGTAGGCGGTGAACGTCTGGAAATACCCGTTGACCGCCTGCATCTGCGGTCGATGAAAGACGGCATCGAACAGTGATCGCACCATAGGTCGTGAGCCTGCCATTTAACCTCCAATCATCGCAGCGTAGTCATCGGCGATGTTCTTCATCGCTATGAACGCGTCGCACTCAGCCGCCCAAGCGTCGATGCGGTTGCGCGGGTCTTGGTTCTTCTTGTCGGGCTGGATATTTCCGTTCACGTCCGTGCGAATCGCGACGTTAGAGCGGCACCACTCGGCAATCGGGTTGCCGTTGTCCACGATTCGACCCTCCTTGTAGAGCGCCCGAAGCTCCTTCATGGGCATACTCAGCGTCTGAGCGCCCTGAATGATCTTCTGCATGTTGTCCGCGCCGAAATAGTCCTCATATGCCTCCTGCGTCGGCACGTCCCTCATGTGCCACGGGTCGTAACCGCACGAGACGGCGTAGATGCCGTATTTGCTCTGGACCTCAGCCACCCAGTCGAGCACATCGCGCTTATCCATGATCGGCGTCTCGCACGTCCTCATGAGGCCGCGCGCAATCCACGCGTCGTATGGAACGCCGTCGCGCCCGCCGCGCCGCCCCTCGCGCTCCGCCTGTTCCAAGGCGCGCAGCGGTATCCACGCCATGTGCATGGCGTAGATGTTCGGGTCGCCGGGTCTCTGCATGAGCAGGCACGCCGCCGTGAGGTCGGTCGTGTCGGCCGCATCGACACCCAGCACGGCATAGGTGAACGTCCCATCGCCGGGGTCGAACGTCTCATCGTTGTGGATCTCATCCCACGTGAGCCACGCTTGCGATTGGTTCTCGATGAGATTGAAGTCCTTGACAAGCAGGGTCGGGAGGAACGTCGGATCATCCTTAGCCTTCGACACGTTCTGCCGTAGAGCGGCTATCGACTTGATGGTCCCAAGACCCGGATTGGCCTTGATCCAGCAGCTCTCGTCCTGCCATTCCTCGCGCTCGTCAAGTTCGAAGATGAACGCGATGAACCGCTCCGCCTTGTCTCCTGTCGCTTGACCGTCGAGCCACTTGCACGCGTACTCATACTGGGCGTCGAAGATGCCGCCCCGGACGAATCCGTTGGTCGTGATCTCAAGAACGAGCGGCTGACGCCGCGCCGACGTTCCCTGAATCGTCAAGTCGTAAAGGTCGCGGTTCTTCATGGCCGCAAGCTCATCGACGATCGCACCCGAGATATCGAGTCCGTCGAGGTGGTTGGTGTTCGCGCTCAGCGCGCGGATGCTTCCCATGTTGAGGTCGCAGTAAAGGTCGGCAACACGCTTGCGGATGTGCTTGGCGAGCGCGGGGCTCGTCTGCACCATGCGCCACGCGTTGTTGAAGCCCTTCGCCGCCTGATCGTGCGCGGTTGCGACGTTGTAGACCTCCGGTGCGCCCTCATCGTCGTTGACGAGCAAATCAAGCTCTATCGCGGACGCGAGAGCGGTCTTTCCGTTCTTGCGCCCCATGATCCAGAGGATTTCGCGGTACTGCCTCGTGCCCTCGGCATCCACGAAACCGAAGATGACCGAGAGGATGGCGCGCTGGAACAACTCAAGCCTGAAATCATGCCCGAGACGGCCAGAGGGAAGGCGGCAAAACCGCTCGATGAACTGCACGTGCTTCTGCGCGTGCTCTTCCCGGAAGTGATAAGGGTAGAGCGGGTCGGCGTTGTCCATGTCACGCAGGATTCGCGCGGACACCTTGCGCATCTTCGCGCATGCCTTGACGTCACCGCCGAGTATTCCGCCGAAATACTCCCTAATAGCGCGCTCGCACGAACCGTCGGCACCCTTATACCGCCTAGCACCGCGTCTCATTGATGAAATCGATTAGCGCGTCTGCGGCGGCGGTTCCGCTAGGCATCATGTCCGTCAGCTGCTTTACCGATCGGCTGAACGTGGTGAACAGCTTGTTGTAAGCGCTGAACCCCGGGTGCTCGCGGAGTCCGGTCTGGCCACCGCCGTTGTCGTACTCGGTGAAAATGTCCTCGTAGAGCAATTCCGCGCGGGCATCATCGAGCTTCACCTTGAGAAAGGCGATGTTCGCGAGCAGGGGCATGATCGCCTTGCGCTTCTCATCGGGAATGGCGTCCTTGGTGAGTTCGCGAAGCTTCCGGAGCTCGCTCTCTAGGCGCGACTGCTTGGAACGCGCTCCCTTCGGCGGGCTATTCGCCGCTACTTTTGCCGAAACCTTCGAAGTATCGCCAACTTTCCCTGACACCGCAAGACCACCCCCTTTCGAAAACCTTCCGCGCGCATAAAACTATCTCCCGGCGTTGGTCCCCGGCCACCCACCCTGTGTTTTTGGGATGGGGGGATTGCCCACTGCGTTTACCTGCGGTTTTGCGTCGCGTTTTTGCGCTGCGCACTCGTTGTGCTGTGTTTGTGTGTCGTCAATCGAGCGGCACGAGATTGCCGTCGCTGTCAAAGCCGAAGCCCTGCCGGGTCGCGCCCTGCCTGATCCACCCATGCACTTGCTTGTGGCATCGGTCGCACAGGCTCACGAGGTTGTCAGGGTTGGTCGCAATGTCAGGGTCATCGACGTTCGAAGGGCTCAGCTCCTTGATGTGGTGCACCATGACCGCAGGCGTTATGTCCCCGCGCTTCAGACAGTGTTGGCATAGGTGCGCGTCTCGGGTGAGCGCGGCGTCACGCGCCTGCGCCCACTCGGCGCTGTGGTAAAAGGCGCGGCTGAAATCCTTGGCCATCGCGCCTCCTTGTCTCAGATGGCGGAGAGTGCAGGATTCGAACCTGCGGATGCTCGCGCATCGCCCGGTTAGCAACCGGGTGCGATAAGCCGCTCTGCCAACTCTCCGTAACAATGAAGGCCACGCAGGTTGCCCCGCGCGGCCTTCATGACAATTCACCATATCGAATCTTAGCAGAATCTAGAAACTGAACGCAACCAACGTTTATCAGGCGTTTTTCAGTTTTGCCCAACCGACGGCATCAATGTACGCAAAACCTACATCGCATAGCTTGCGACACCACTGCTGGGAACTCTGCATGATCTCCGCTATCTCAGACCACGGCTGTGCTTGCAGATACCCCATGCAGATAGCGTCCGCGTACCTAGTGCCTTTAAGCTTTGCCAGACCTCCGCGGCCGTCGATTCCGTACAGCACCTCGCATGCTTCGTCTATCTGCTTTCGAGCATCGGCAATGCGCCGCTCCAATCGCTTCTCGAAGTCGATGCGCTGGATGATGGCAAGTGAAGCACCTGTGCAGTATCCGCCGCCTCCCAATGGTTGGTAGCTCTGCGCCTTGGCACCCTCCTTCGCCCTCATGCGCTCCAGCATCTCCCGCGCCCTTTCGGTCTTCACCACCTCGGAGCGGATGCCCTCGAAATACTCCTTGGCCTTCACTCGGGTCACCTACACGACACCGGTGCTGCCGAAGCCGTCGGTGCCGCGCTCGGTGCCGCTCAGCTCCTCGACCGGCACAAGCTCGCACGGAACATAAGGCATCACGACAAGCTGGCACACGCGCGTACCCGCCTCGATGGTCACGGTCTCGTAGCTGAGATTGATAAGCGGAGCGCACACCTCGCCGCGATAACCGCTGTCGATCACGCCGACGCTGTGGGCAAGCGTGATGCCCTGCTTGGATGCCAGCCCTGAACGCGGGAACAACAGGCCGACGCATCCGCTCGGGATCTCGATTGACAGGCCGCACCCGACGATGCACCTCTGCATCGGTTCGAGCGTCACGGTCTCGGTGATGCGCAGATCCAGACCGGCATCCCCATCGTGCGCGTAGCGCGGAACCTGCATGCCGTCCGCAACCTTAACGTTGAGCTTGCGACCTATCATCGAAAGACCTCCTGACTGGTGATGAACGAAACGCATTCGGCGGGAACCCAACGCGCACCGCAGCCGCCGTGCATCGAGACATGACGGATGGCGACCTTGCCACGGTGGCTCATCGCCACGATTCGATAACGCGCGGAGTTGTAGAGCACCACATCGTCAAGGGCGAGCACGCGCCCCTGATCGTCTCGCGGGTTTGAGCTAGTCACATCCTCTGCTTGGCTCAGCAGCTCGCGCAGCTCTTCGACCTCGCTGTTGCGCTTGAAAAGTTCAAATAGCATCCTTGCTCCTTAAAAACGGAATATCCTCGTCGTAAACGTCTGGTACCGGTGACGCCGCAATCGGCTGCGCCGCCTGTTCTGCCGGATGGGAATATGCGCCCTGCTGATCGCGCTTCACCTGCATAAGCTCGACGTTATCGACGCGGATCTCCCAGCGCTTTATGTTCTGACCGTCCTTCTGATAGGAGTGCGTCCTGACCCTGCCGGAGACGGTCACCTTCACGCCCTTGGTCAGGTATGGCGCGAGCGCTTCCGCGCGCTTGCCGAACATCGAGCAGTCTGGCCAATTGGTGTAATTGCCCCAAGTCCCATCGCCGTTCGGCACGCGGTCATTGACGGCAAGCGGAAACGTCAGGACTGGTGTGCCGTTTTTCGTGTACCTCAGCTCTGAATTTGCACCGAGATTGCCGGAGAGAATGACGTGGTTAATGCTCATTAATCCGCTCCCTTAAAATCCCCTTGATCTCGCTGACACCCGCAGAAAGAAACATCAATTGCGCCAAGACAAGCAACGTCATGTCCTTTTCAGCGTCAGGGCCGAAAAGAGCGAGCAGTGACAGCAAGCCGCCGCACAGGTAGAAAATGGCGATCAGCATCCAAAAACCTCCAACAGGGCGGCACGCTGGCGAACGCCAAGACCCTTGACGCGTTTACCATCTGCAATGTGCAGGTCCCTCATAAGCTGTTGCGTCTTGGCGAAGCCGTATCCGGGCATCGAGCCTATGGCCTGCTTGACGCGCATGCTGGCTGCGGCTTGACAGCCAGCATCGGCGAGCTTGAGCATCTGCTCGAATGTCATAAGTCCGATCTTCAAGTCTTTGCGGATAATCGCCCGTTCCTTGCGCACTGTCGCGGCCTTATCAAGGCTCTTGCGGCGCTGGTCAGTTGTCCGATTCGGAATCATCTCCGGTGCCCCTCTCGTATGTGACGTACTCGCATCCGTGGACGACGCGAACGGGAGGCTCATAGCCTGCAAGCGCCTCCTCGACGGTTGAGGTCATGAGCTTGCGTTTGATGCGCAACCACTCATCGTTGTTGACTGCCACTTCTCTCATTCGTCGCTCCTTTCGTTTTTCTATATGTCCCTGACAGCTTCAGGCTCTTCAGCGCGTTCAGAACGTGCCGTGCCTGACCCTCTCCGTAGATCCGCAGCGTTTGCGCCGGGATGTCGATTTGATAGACGGTCGATGCCGCGATTTGGTCATTGCTCCACCTCTCTTGCAGTGCGTCGTAAGTTCGCATCATCGATGCTTTCAGCTTGTCGCTCGCATTGAGAGCGCTGACCATCTTCTCGGCTTCCTCTCGGTTCAAGGCACCCCCTTTTTTCGCGACTGTCTGATAATTACTTCTTATCGGACACTTGTGATTCCAACCGAAGCAAAAAGCGGCGGTTTACCTCGCGTTTCATCCTCGGTCGCCACCATGCCCGAAAACGCCCGATTGGTTCACTTTTGGCACACCCAATCAGCCCAATGCGCGCTTCTTCGCCTCGCTGAACAGCTGGGCGGCGATCGCGTCTCGACCGGGCATCAGATGGCCGTAGATGCGAAGCGTCGTTGCCTCGTCCGCGTGCCCCATGCGCTCCGAGAGCGTCTTGATGTCGCATCCGTTCGCGATGAGCCAAGAGGCATGCGTGTGCCGAAGGCTGTGAAACGTGATCTCCCGAGAGAGTCCGCATGAATCGCGGATACGGCTGAAAGCGCGTGAGACGGTCCTTGTGCGCATGTATGAGCCGTCGAGCGTCACCAGTGGCGCATCAGCGTCCAAACGGCCTAAAACGGCGTTCTGCGTCCTTATGAACGAGTCGATAACGGCTATGTCCTCGGCGGTCACGGCGATGTTGCGGCATTTCCTTCCCTTCGTGACGTTTCGACGGTAGGGCTTCCTACCGGGTTCCTCGATGACGGTGCCGCCAACATGGAGGAACATCTGGTAGCGCTTTACGTCCGAACGGCTGACCGCGCAGACCTCACCGACGCGCATGCCGGTGACAAGCGCGAGCCATGCGGCGAACGCGTAGACCGCGCGGCGATAATCCGCTGTGCTGGGATCGGTGACGTTCATGGCGGTTTCAAGCTTCTCGTTCAGGAACTCGAAATCCCATTCGACGATCACTGAAGCCTCGTGGCGCTCGGGCGATGGCTTGGCGACGAAGACAAGCGGGTTCGCCTCGCAGATTTCCGCATCGACAAAGTGGTTGTAGGCTCCGCGAAGGAAATGGTGCACGTTGAGTACGCTGTTTTTGCAAAGCCCCTGCCCACCCTCGGCTTTCGGCGTGAGCAGCGCCTGCTCGAAGCGGTTGAAGTCCATGACGCTGAGATCTCGCGCGTTCGCCGTCTTAAGGAATCGAGCTACGTATCTGGTGAACAGTCGGTAATTCCTGATGCTGTTCGGGCTCGCACCGTTGCGCTCGCGAAGCTGCACGTAATCGGCAAGCAGGTCGGTCAAACGAGCGCTCTTGACCGTTCCGTCAGCCGTCAGGTTCGCCGCCCACGTCTCCGCAAGCTCAAGCGCCTCGGATTCCGTTGCCGCGTGCGGGAACCGCTTGTAAGGCCGAATCGCCTTGCCGTCGATGCCGCGCCCGAGGTACAGACGGCATTCGAAAACACCGTCTGCACCCTTCCTGACCTTCACGTCCATCGCGTCACTGGGCTTTCTTGAACGCAGAGACAAGCCTGATGGTGAACAGGAGCATGAAGAGCGCGAAACCAAACCCCACACCGAAGAAAATGCCGACCGAGATGCACGCCGCGATCACAAAGATGGATGCCGCGCAGATGAGCGAGCAGCTGATAACGCCTTGTTTAACATCGTTGTCCATTTGAGAATCCTTTCATGCCGACATGGAAGCCAGCGCGAGAAACACGAGAAGAAGGAGAGCGGCGCACAGCTGCCTGTAAACCCACCAGTAGGTGCAGATGGCCGCTGTGGCGGTCAGGATTGCCGTGACGATCGCAATGGCGATTCGATGGCGTCTCACTGCCCGCCCTCGATCTCCGCAATGAGGTAGTCGATGCACTGGCGGCACTTGCGCAAATCCTGAACGCCGCCCTTGCGCCGCCACCGCCAGATGTACTTGAACGCCTCCGCCCACCAGTGCGCGGCAATCGCGGGCAGTGCGTAGCTGTCTCCGCTCATCATCGAGCGCATCGCGTCCATGCACTCGATCTCGCCGTCACCGGCGTAGTGGTCCGGATGCTCGACCACGTTGCCGCTCGCAAGCTCCTGAAGCGTCTTTGCCTGTTTAACCTCGATCATGTCATTTAGCCTTTCCAAACTTTTTGATGCCAACGCAGCACTTGACGTTCAATCCGCTTGCAAGGTCGCAGATGTCTAGGCTGAGATCGAAAGCGGCATCCCAATCGACATCCGGCTTGGACAACAGCTCTAAAGCGTCCGCTAGCCGACTCCTGATTGACGCGATGCTGGCTCGCGTCGAACTCACAAGCTCACGCTCGATTTCATCCGATGAGGTCATTGCGCTTCTCCTTTCTTGGCTTGCCGCCGTCCTCTCCGGTTTCTCGGCAAAGCCAGCAAGCTTCGTGCTCCTGATGGTTGCGAACGAACCAGTCAATCGGTCGCTCCTTGCCGCAGATTGGGCATCGTCGAACCTCGTACTTGCCGTGATACGTCCCGTAAGGCATCGCTATTCACCTCCAAACACCGCGTGTGGAAAACTCTGTGGAAAACATGTTGAAAACAACGGGTCAAAGTCGCCGATTCGAGCGTTTCGGAAGTGCTCGCAAAAAGAAGAAGCAAGAAAAAGAACCTTGCTTGTTAGGTTGACTGACAAGCAAGTGAGTGGGTTTGGTTTGGTTTTAAGAACCAAACCCACTCCTTCTTGTTTTGTTTTGTTTTGTTTTAGGCTTTTGCCACCTTTTGCGGACGGGTTAACCGAACCAAAAACCAACGGTTTTGTACTTGGTTTTATAAACATGCTTTTACACCTCCCTAGCTGCGGAATCTTCAGAAGCCTTGTTCTTTCGAGGTCTGCCGCCCTTGCGACCGTTCGCGCGCTGCTGACCGAAATAGAGCGCGTTTTTCTGCATTCGAACGCTCTGCAAGTAGCCGTTTTCATCGCATTCCAAGAGCTTCAGATCGATTAGGTCGGACACGAATGCTTTGCAGTCCTCCATGGCCATGAGGTCATCGAAAGCGCCGCCGGTTCCGAACCCGAGTACCCGCGCGAGAATCTTCGCGTCCTCGTCCGTCTGGAAAGACACATGGTGCCCAGTGGACGATGCGAGGTATTCGCAGAGAATCCACCATCGCCCGTATCCGTCGTATCCACGGCGAAGAATCAACCTCTGGCACTTGTCATCGTGCGATGCGTTGGAATCGTGCCTAAAGAAGGCCATTGGCTCGCGAGCTGCGGCCAATTCCTCCCTGCTCGCCATGTCACACCTCCTAACAATCTTCCTCGTCGCATTCGGCGCATGGTTGCCCGTGCTGGTGCCATCCGTCCCAAATGCAGTGCTCCCATTCGCGGCAGTTGGTCCAGATCTCCCGACCCCTGAACAGGCAGCACGATTTGGTGTTGAACGTCTTCTGTTCGAACTCGCACGCGCCGGGTGTCGGCATCGGCGGTTCGCCGAAATCAAGCGACAGCTGTCCTTGCCCGCTAGTCCTCGTCATCGTCGGAGATGTCGAGCGCGATTGAAGAGCCGATGTATTCAAGCAGGTCTTGCAGGTGCTTTGCGGTGTTCTTCTCAGCGTCAGCCCTGCCATCGAGAAGAGTGCAGACCCAGGCGAGGGTTCCGCGCACGACAGAGAAGACGGCGGGCATATCGACTTCGACCTCAGCGCCGGATTTCTTGTTGAGAAGCTTCATGCTCCCGCAGGTGACGAAGGTCTTTGCCCCGACCTCATCAATCAGGTCGATGATCTCTTTACGCTTCATGGGTTTTCTCCTTTTCATCGAAGATTGAATGCCTGATTACGATGTCCATGTCCGGGTGCCGGTTGAGCAGGTAACGCGCGAGCATCGGCGTAATGGTGTTGTTGATCCCATAGGTGTGCTCATGGCCGCTCAGGTCGTAGAAAGTGACCGGGTTGAGCTTCGAGCGCCCCTCGTACCTCTGTTTCTCTATGAGGTATTTGGTTGATACGCGCTTTCCGTGCACCGCGATGGCGAGTGCCGTCAGCTCGATTTCCCTGAGTGCTTGCGGGTTGAGTGCGCACCATTCATCGAACAGCTCGCGATGATCCTGAATCCTGAGCGGCAACGACCTAGGCTTGCTTTCAACGCGCATGACGGATTCGAGTGATTGCGTGAAATCATCAACGTCCATTGCCGCGCTCCCTGCATGCCCGAATGTAGTGCCCTAGCACGTGCTCTGCCTCGGCTCTGGTGGCTGTCGGCGGGATGTTCAGGCGCACGCGCTTGAAGACGGACCCTATGCAGCTCGTTTCAGGCGTCCGCGTGCTCTGCTCGATGCGAGCGACCCAATAACCATCTGGGTCGCGATGGAGGCATACGATTGGATACGGATTGCTCATCGCTCCACCAGCCTGAACAGGTATGCCATGCATGCGATGATGGCGGCGATGCACAACCCGATGCCGAGCGCCGCCATCGTGTCCGACCCTATAAGGGATTCGAGCGCTATGAGAACTCCGGTGAACGCGTCCGCGACAAGCTCTGCTGCTGCGAGCGGGATGATTCCCGTGACAGATCCAACCGCAATCGCATAGATGCCCCAACGCTTCCAGCGCGGCATCTGCGTTAAAATGTCCTCTGTCAATTGCTGCCTGCAATCTGACGCGCCCGTTCGAAGTTGCCGCTTCGGGCGGGCATCTTTCTTTTCATGTCCCAGATACGAACCTTGCCGAGCGCGTACCTGCACCAACGGAACTGCGCGGCGCGCAGCCGTGTTGTTTCGGGCATCCGTAAAACCACCCCCAAAACCAACGGTTTCTTTCACGGTTTTTAACCTCCTAAGACCAATTGATGAATGGCGATGCTGCCTGCAATCGTCAGATCATCCCAAGAAGGTCGGCGGCGCTGATGGTTGCGACCGCAATCATCAGCAAGCCCAGAATGACCATCATGAAAGAGATGAATCTGAGTGGGTCGATGTACCTCATGGTTAAACCTCCTTCCATCCCATAAGTTCATTGGGGCTTTTTTTCAGTGCGTTTGAAAGCGCAATGATCTTGTCGGCTCCTGGCGTGTATCCGGTGTCGCTCTCGTATTCGACAATTGCGTTTTTCGACACACCAACTGCATCCGCAAGCTCTTTTTGGGACATTCGCAGCGCGGCGCGGGCAGCGCGCAAATTTGCAGCGAAAATCTCCTTACTGAAACCCATGCGTCATCACCTCCAAAATAGGAAAGTTTCTGCCTAACACGAATTGCAGTATAGGCGAGATTCTGCCAATTGCAAGAGATAAGTTGGCACTTTGTTGCCTATTAGATATTTCTAGACTAGAATGCATGGCAGAAACCTGCCATGAGAGGGGTGTAAAGTGAAGCTTGCGATTCAGCAAATGAGAAAGAAAATGCGCATTTCGCAAACCGAATTCGCGGAGCGCATAGGTGTATCTCTGCGTACCGTTGGATCATGGGAACGTGGAGAATCTGTTCCTAGTGCTGAGCAGATTTGGAATTGCGCTGTTGTACTTGGATGTTCGCCAAACGAAATTCTTTGCTGGGATGACGAACGTCCGCATGAAGACAGCGGAGAGCATCTCACATCGGAAGAGCGTGAAATTGTTGGGTGCTACCGCGAAAGCACGTTCGAGAGAAAGAAATCACTCATGCAGACGGCCCGCGATTCAGCGGATATGTCTAAAGAAATGGCCAAACGTAGTGTATCTGCCACCAAGAAGCTGAAGGTGATCTAAATGAACTGTGGGGATGTAGTTCAAATTGTCGCGACCGTCGTAACCGCGGTCATAGGATTTTTGACCGTTGGCGTCGCGCTGTATGTGAGTTGGTCGGCAAAATGGCCTGACGTGATGGTGTACTTTGAGGCAAATAAGGACGATGGGATCACAGAGCTTGTTACCAAGAACTTTGGCATCGGCGTAGCCTACGACGTGAGAATCGATGGGTTCAACGTCGGAGTCATTCAAAAGGAGTACCAAGACAACGTTAAACAGACGTTCGTCCAGAATGGCATACCCATGCTCGTCCCCGGAGCAGAGCGCAGGACGATCGTATTTGAAAACGATTGGGCGAAAGATGCCTTGAGGACAACGCAGATGACCGTTCAGGTCTCATTCGAAAGAAGGTCGCTGTTCCGCACGCGCAGGAAGATGAGCATGAGCTGCATTCTCGATTACGATTCATACGCATATGCCGTCTACAAGCACACGGTCAGGAAGGAGATGGCCGATTCTTTGAAGTCGATTGCCGAGAGTGTCCAGCTTAAGCAATAGAAAAAGCCCCGTGCTGCTTCTTGGCGGTCGCGCACGGGGCAAAGGTGAAGAACAGTGCGCTTGTCCACGCCCGTCCCATGAGGTGATTTTAGCATGGTGAGAAACCGAGCCGCCATATATGCGCGCTTCAGCTCGCACAACCAGCGTTCGGAAAGCATCGAGATACAAGTCGAGAACTCGCGCCGGTACTGCGAGCAGGAGGGCTTGCAGGTCGTGCGCGAATACTGCGACTACGCGCAGACCGGGCGCAACGTCGATCGCGCCGAGTTCCAACGCATGATGCGCGATGCGAAGTTAGGTCTATTTGATTATGTGGTGATTTACAAGGTGACGCGCATTATGCGCAACCGTGATGAAATGGCGCTTGCCCGAATCATGCTGCGCAAGTCTGGCGTTGAAATACTTTACGCCGGGGAAGAGATCGCGAGCGGTTCGAGCGGCGTGCTGCAATTGGGCATGCTCGAAGTCCTCGCGGAATGGGAAAGCGCCATAGACAGCGAGCGCATCCGCGACGGCATCCAGAAGAACGCTCAGCGCTGCATGGCGAACGGTCGCACCCTCTACGGGTGGGACATCGTTGAGGGCCGCTATGTGGTGAACGAGCGCGAGGCGGCGGTCATGCGCCGTATGAAGAACATGCTGTTTAGCGGAAGCTCTGTGGCAGACATCGTGCGGGCCGTGAGCGCCGAGCGCAGCAAGCGCGGCGCGAAGTTCACCAATGACACCGTCTCGAAGCTGCTCAGGCGCGTCCAGAACGCGGGCGTTTACAAGTACGCCGGAAACGAGGTGGAAGGCGGCATGCCCGCTCTGTGGCCGCAGCGTGAGCAGTACATGATAAACAGCATTCTCGATGACCGTCACAGGCCGCGCCGCAAGATCGACAGCGCGCGTGAGTTTCCGCTTACCGGAAAGCTCTACTGCTCGACCTGCGGCGCGCCGATGTTCGGGACAAGCGGGACATCGAAGAACGGTTCCGCCTATCACTACTACAAATGCCGCGAGTGCCGCAGAACCGTCCGGCGCGACCTCATAGAGGGCGCCGTCGCTGATATGACCTACGAGGCCGTGAAGCGCAACGACGTGCGCACCCGCATCGCCGAGACGCTCGCAGGGTACGAAGCGGAGCAGGGGAGCGACGAAAAGCCTGAGAGCTACTTCATCAAGAAGGAGATACGGCGCATCGACACGACGTTTGAGCGCATCTGGCATGCGATAGAGGACGGTATCGCGCCTCCCGGCGGCAAGGAGCGCATTGAAGAGCTGAACCGCCAGAAATCAGAGCTTGAAGCCCGGCTGTGCGCCATTGAGAAATCGGAATCGTGCGAGGTGAGCGTCGATGATGTGTTGCTGTGGCTCGACAGCCTTGCAAATGACACGACGCCCTTGGAAATCCTCAACGAGTGGGTTCGATTCGTGGACATCGACGGCAAGGACATATCCGTTTACTTCATGTTCGATGATCTGCCGGATGACTTTAACCCGACAAAGAAAAAAGCCGAACACCCTTGCTACCAAAGGTGTTCGACTAATTCTCTTATGGTGGAGGTTAGGGGGATCGAACCCCTGACCTCAGGCTTGCAAAGCCCGCGCTCTCCCAGCTGA